AGGAAAAGAAATTGTTTCAGCTTTTACGCTATTTGTCACCGACGTTTCACAACGTTACGTTGGTTATGGTCAGTATTTAATTGATTTTATTCGCAACTCCGCCCACTACGGAGGTACGTTTACCGCTCTGCGTGTAGTAGCAGAGTTCTGGTTATTCATGGCGTTTTTGTACGTCATGACGATCGCTCAACTTCGGTTGTTCGGCTATCTTAGTCGTGCAACCAGTTTCCTCTACCTTAATTGTGTAGAGGTTCCTTTGATGTTCCGCAGAATCAGAGTCTTTCCCGGTTTGAAGGTTAGACATATCGACCCTACCATTGTTGTTATTCGGCATATGGCTGGAGTCGGCCCTGTTCAGATCTTCCAAAGTGGCGATACTGAGTTTCATTTACCATTGATTTCAAATGTCATTGTTAATGTAACCAATACCGCTCCGATCAATAGCGTATCTACTTCCACTCCATCGTTACAAAAGGAGAAGAAGACTGATGAAATGGCTATGACAGGTTCTACAATGGCCCCCGCAAGTGCTACAGCTAAAGCTGAGTTGCGGGGGGTTGTCTCATTTAGAGATTCTAATGGAGAGGTACAGTGCATGGGCAGTCGAGTCAAGCATGGGAATAGAACATTCCTAGCCACGGCTGCTCATTGTTATGAACTCTTCATGACGTTCCCAGGACCTTTGTTTATTACGAATGTCGACGATTCTTCCCTTCCTTTTGTTTATGGTGATTGGAAAGTCGTCCTCATGTCAGGCAAAGCGAATGGTGACATCATCTTGCTTGAAGCACCAACTGTTGCAATATGGTCTACTCTCAAGGTTCCGGCCTTGAAGTTAGCATATGTGCCCACTGGTGCTGCGAGGATTGCAGGGTTTAAGAACCGTGAACTGCATACCTCGTATGGCTCGTTTACGTCAGATGGTTTCATTATAGAACACACTATTTCCACCGACCATTCGTGGTCGGGATCTCCGCTTATTGTGGGAAAATGTGTTGTTGGATTCCACACTGGGTGTTGGCCCAATTTGGGCGTAAATGAGGGCACTTCTCCTTTCTGGATTCATACCGGAAAGGAGTTAGAAACGCCGCATGATGTTAAGAATCTCTCATGGGTTCAAGACCTTCCTGAAGGTAACCATGTTGATTTCGAGTTTAGTACTGGGAAATATATTCATACTGTTCGTCGCGTTGGGAAAATGGCTAAGCTCATTTCCAGCGAGAAACAAGACACCGATATAGGGTGGACTCTTGATGACGACATTGATGAGTTTTGTATGGAAACACCCGAGATCAAGGTAGAAGTTTTTGAGGAATCAAAATTTCTACCGCCAGCCACGGCATCCCCGGAATCGTTTATAAAAACGTTTTCATTGAATGGGGGTATCAACAAGAAAAAGACGTTGAAAGTGGTATTGGCCTCAGGTACGAAGGAACAGTCATCGGGCAAAAAGGATTTGGAAAGCAAACGAAAGCAACTGAAGTCCTTGTCCGAGCAACCCAGGAAAGGAAAAGTCTTGCAGAGTGGGGCTTCCCCCCAAAGGGGGCCGCCGCCGAGCTCAGGTCACTCACCTTCCAGGCCTCAAGACATCGTCGTAAAGATGGTGTTGATGTCGAGAAAGCAAGAGAAGCTTTACAACGGCATTACCCACACACGAAAATTCCAGCAGTGTTTGCGGAATGGGACGAACGAGGAGAAATCCCAGTTGAGGAAATCTCTGCTAGCATTCGTGACATCGCCCGCACCCTTAACAGGGAATCCAGTCCAGGATTTCCTTGGACTACACTGTCAGCCAAGAACGGCTCAATCGTCGACGCTCACCTCGAGCTCGTCGTTGAGGCCGTTATAAGGCGCCTACGGGCATTGTCAACGTTTGATACCACACAAACGTTGACGCCCAAAGAGTGTGTGGTTGCTGGACTGTGCGATATATCCAAGCTCTTCTGTAAAGAAGAGCCGCACAGCCAAAAGAAATTGGATGAGGGGAGGATTCGACTTATTGTGTCTATGTCTATAGTAGATAACATAATAGCTCGTTTGCTCTTCGCGCTGCAAAACAATACCGAAATAAATAATTGGGAAACTATCCCCTCTAAACCGGGGGTAGGTTTCTCCGATGTTAATTTAACTAACTTGTATAAAGGTACAATCTCTAAGAAAGACAAGGCTATGGCTGATGTCACTGGTTGGGATTGGGCCATGCAAGAGTTTGATTTTGCAGCAGATCTGGAACGTCGCGCGTTTCTCAATGGTGGAAAGAATTCCATCTGGTATAAGATAGCCTCTGCCCACTTCTATGTGGTGCAAAGAAAGCTATTTATGCTAGCTGATGGTTCTTTATACGCGCAGGTTAATCCAGGCATCATGCCCAGTGGCTGGTATTGTACATCCTCAACAAATTCGTTTGTTAGGTGTCTTAACAGCTACTGGGTACAATTGCAATCGGGCCTAATGACTTACGAACTTTGGGCCGAAGCAATGGGTGATGATTGCCTGGAGCGTTTCGTTGAAGATGCTAAGCGCTTTTACGCTGATTTAGGTAAAATACTGAAATTCTACGAGTCCTTCACGGATGAGTTTGAATTTTGTTCATTGTTATTTAAAGACGGTATAGGCGCACCCGTAAGCCCTGATAAAATGCTGGTTAACCTTTTTCAACACGCGAATCGAGAGATGGCGTTTAAGGTTCAAGTGTTTAATCAGTTTGCATACGAGACTCGAAATCTTTCATTGGAATTGCGCCATGAATTATTCGAGCTCGTACAAACCTCTGGATATTGGGAAGGGATTGACACAGATATTGTCTGTGATTCTAACCTCCCTTTTATAGAGGGCTGGTGAGCACCTCCGTCCCGGGTAGGACGTTAAACTGCCCGACCTAAGCAAGTCGGTAAACTGCTATTGGGTCAAATGGGGTAATAATCCAAAACTCTCTGAGTGCTAAACAAAATGCCAAGAGACTACACGGAGTATCCTTTAATTCGCTTTTAGCGGAGTCGTGAATCATGCGACTATAACCACCTATGATTAAATATGAAATAAATAAGGTTCCCATTTGATGTATAGTCCCGTTTCTCATTGCGGTATCCAATACAAATGAAGAAATCGAAAACTATTAAGAAGGGGCAGAATAAAACTGCATCCTCAGCCTCCAGAAATGAGGTTGAAAGCTTGCGTAAGCAAGTGCAAAAATTGAGTACTAAAGCTAGTACGCCTTTCGCGAATGTCGGAGCTCACATGGGTAACATGGTGGGCTTCAAGGACATCGGTAAAGGCGTCGGCTCATTTATCGGCCGCATTCTCGGATCCGGAGATTATTCAACCAATTTCTCTGATATTGGTTCTAACTCCATGATGACCGCGTCTGTGCCCGCATTCTCCGGTGAAACTACGGTTATCACTCACCGTGAGTATATCCAGGACATTATTTCCTCCTCAACAGCTGGAGGATTTAAGGTCGAGGATTTCTCTCTTAATCCTGGTTTGAGTGCAACCTTTCCTTGGTTGTCCTCAATTGCCCAGAATTATGAGGAGTATGACATTAGTGGTATGATCTTTGAGTTTAAATCAATGTCTGGTCAGAGCATTAATTCAGTTAACACTGCGTTAGGCTCTGTCGTTCTTGCGACTCAATATGATCCTACACGACCAGGGTTCGAAGACAAACAAGAAATGGAAAATCATTTCTTTGCTCAGTCATCTGTTCCTTCCCAGTCTGTCATGCATGCCATTGAATGTAAGAAGGGTCTTTCCCCTGTTAAGACACTTTACATTCGTACTGGCGCTAAACCCTCCGACGCTGACCTCCGGTGGACCGACTTTGGTAATTTTTATATTGCCACTGTTGGTCTGCAGGGTACCAGCATCAATTTGGGTGAGCTTTGGGTTTCCTATAAAGTTACTCTTCGCAAACCCCGATTGCCTGTCGGCGGTATTGCACAGATCCCCCAAGCTCGTTTGTCGCGTTTGCTTTATACAAACGCTCTCCCTCTTGGAACCACTACTGTGGTTTCAAAATCAAGCTTGTTGGATCTCGTTGTTACTGGAAATACTATTTCTTTCCTCGCTATGCCTACCGAATACTACTTAGTTGAAGTATTTTGGTATGGCACTCCTGCGGCTTTTGGTCCTCCAGTTATCACGTACAATAATTTCGTGGGTTCTCCTGATTTATGGTTCGAGGGTGGGACGACTTCTTTGAAAGTCGTTCCCACCGCCGGATCAGTCAGTTCCCGCAGCTCTATTGCAACTCTTATTAAGTGTTCTAGCGTTTCTGGTCCTGTTATCGGTACCATCACTTTCGATGGTACTGGTAATTTGCCAGGCCCTACCACTTATTGCGATATAGTAATTACTGCAGTGTCTTCCAGTCTCACTCCTTAATTGGGGTGAGCTTTAACGTAAGGCGTCTTATTTGTTGTGTACTTGTACCCACGTTGAGACGGATGGTTTATACGTCCACCCGACCCCAGTTTAGCAGAGTCAAACTGCTTTAACAAACC